TTACCATTTCTTCTTCATAATGTTCCTATTTCTACTACTTCCTACATCTTCTACTCCATACATCATAGAGAACAGACCCCGATCATCATCCAGAGCTGTCTCAAGAAATTCTTCTAACTGTTCATCCAGTCCAGTCTGGTAATCTCTATCCATTACATCTAACCAGTAAGACACAGCCATAGTCAGGGCATCTAAGCGGTCATCGTGTGCCAATGAACCCCTATCTCTACTCAGACGGGTCATCTGGTAAATCAGCGAATATTTCTGTCCCTTTTCCTCATACACGCTGTAATCATCACGAATAACTGTCTCAGCCATGATAATCTTGTGTCTCATCATAACAGGTTCTAAGGTGTCTATAATACGAGCTTCCTTCTGTACTGTGTTCTTCACTTCCTGCACAGCACATGGGTAAATACTCGTCAGGATAGGCTTGAATAGCTGTGTGAACATACCGTCTCCAAAGTTTGCTTCTACGATAATCTCATTAACTCCATGGATTTTAGCCTTGTTAGCCAGCTGTGTCAACACGGCATCTGAGTAACCATCCTGAAAACCTCCTACTTCTACTACAAAGAGATACCCATTCAGGTACTTCACGATAGCGTAGGCAGTCTCGTCAGTACCTCTACCAGAAGGGTCAACAGCCATAACACATCCTGTATACTTAGCTGTCTCCTGACTTCTGCTATGCTCACGATAGAAAAAGTCACCCTTAATGGCGACACAGGGGAGGTCATTCAGACGATACTCATAACCGCTTGACCATGACCACTTCAAAGAGGTTTCATCCATGTCCACATTAGACACAATCAAGTCCTGTGTCTTCAGGGGATATTTTTCGTAGTCAGACAAGTTCGTATTTAGTTTGAACTGTAAGGAAAACCCTGCTTTACCGTAGGATAGCCGACGTTCCTCAATTTCCTCTTCAGGGAATCTTCGAGGGTCAGTCGGCTTTCCTGCGTACAGAGTAGGGTTTTTGTCGTAAGGGGTAGCAATAAAAGGAGCTAATTTGTCTCCGTAATACTCACGCTCTTCTGGTGTCTCAGGGTATACCAGCGGAAAAATATAGCAGGAATATCCACGATTCTGAAGCTCATTGTACAGTGACATTTCGTTCTGTGGAGTACCGAGGTATATAACCTTACTTCTATCCCCCGGCTTGATAATAGCATCAAACTCCTTAACATCCTCAAACAGCTTGTCCCTCCGTGTCTGCGTACTGGAATTATTGGGAATCTCTACGTCATCCGCAATCAGTATGTTCGCACGACTACCTGTTATCTGCCCCGTAATACCAACAGACTTTACAGAGGGGGAAATATCTGCTACGGCTTCACCAACATCGAAAAGATTCTGTGTGTTACGCTGTCCGTCACGAGGTTTTAGGTGAGACAAAAAGTCTAGTAAGTAGATTATCTTTCGGATAAACACGGCGTTTGCATCTGCTCTGTCTTTACTTGCAGATATAATGAGACACTTCAGTTGAGGGTCATTCCAAAGTGACCATACGACATAAGCACAAGTAATGAAGGACTTAGCTACCCCACGGAACCCTTCAATGATATATCGTTTCTCAGGGCATTTCATGAGGAGTGTCGCAATAGCATACTGTATGTCTGTCGGTTCAGGAAGGGCTATCTCATGCCAGAGGATAAACAAGAACTTCCTGAAGTCTTTCTTAGCCGCTTCAATTTGCTCTGGAGTCCACTGAACCTGCACCCTTCACAGCACCTCCTTCATCTTCGTCATCATCCAAGAAGTCAGGCAATTCTTTTGTAACCATGGACACCAAAGGCGTCGTCGTTTCAGGAGTTGTCTTCAGCTCATTGTCTTTCAAGAACTGTCTGACTTTTGCCAAGAACTGAGGGCTGTGTCTCAAGTCTTCATTCTGAATACCCTCAATCAAGGCATTAACTTCTTCCTGTGCCAGAATATCCAGCAGTTTCGGATTGATTTTACTCATACTATCATCCTTTCTCAAAGCTAGTTACCTTTATATTTTCATTATTTTTTTTTCTAAATACGATAATTGCACTGGGAAATGGCGCACTGTTTTTACTGTCACCAAACTTCAAGCGACCTTTTACAAAGCGAATTTCAGAGGCTTTCATAGCATACTCATGCCACCACCTTGTGTCTGTTCGAGCAGGTACGAGACACACTACCGTTGTCTTTGCCTCCAAGGCCTTGCTCATCCATGCCCCAATCTTCCTACCGTAAGGAGGATTCATCTAACAGACACCTTTCCACTTCTGCTTCAAACCATCCTGATCTGGAGTAAAGAAGGAAGTACATTTAGCATTGGAAGGCAAGGCACATACATCTATATCAAAATGGAACTCAGTATCCAGCTTGTCAAACAGGTCTTTCGGTGTCTCCCACACTTCACTTTCACTACTATATAAAACATTACTAATAGCCACTATAAGCCTCCTTACGAAAAATAAAAACTCCCCATAGGTAAATACACCTACAGGGAGTTACAAAACCGTAAAACGCATCTCAATCGGTCTAGGGGATAATTTTAACGTTATCCTTGTTCCTACTAATGTATGACTTAGGATTGCACCCAAAGCGATAAGGAAACAGAGGGCAATCAACAATAGTACATTTTCGCACTTCTGCTTCCTGTTCTCCTGCACAATTCATACACTTCGCACGAATTGCTTTTGCCATCGAGGGCTTATCAGGATTCTTAATACGTACCTTCATTACCGACAGCACCCCCAAATCAACAAGCCACCTGCAACGACCCAAGCCAAATCACGCTGACGCTCCATCCGCTTTACCGCCTTATTCAGATAGTCCGTTTGCTTTTGCAATTCCGTCAAGTTCTGCTTGTAATCGGTCAAGTACACTTGCGCTTTCGTCAGCTCTTTCTGAGATTCTGTTAGCTGTGTCTTGAGCTTCTGTGAGTCCTGTTTCTGCGCTGTTGACTGCTTCTGTAGCTCTGTCACCATCTGTCGTAAGCTGTTGAATTGTTCGATTGACATTTCGACTTTCTGCGGACTCTGTGCGTGAACTGTAGACGTAGACACAGAGGGAAAGACACAAAAGCACACCAACAGTGAAAGACACAAGCAGAGCTTTTTTATTCTGTTGGTCATTTAACATCTTCCTTCCCCTTTTCTAAATCTGCCTCTAATTCATCTGCTTCCTCTTTAAGCACTGCAAAATTAACAATTCTATCCCACATTTCTACTTCTGTTACAGCTAAACGTGCAAAAAAGCGCAACAAGTCAGTATCAGTCATTTCATTAATCTTTTTGCACATTCCTTTACGAATATTATCATACATATCTAATTCAGCTCCTCATACCATTCATTCATATCTACTTCTGTGTCTCCCATATACTCACTATCACTGTACTGCCAGCCTGCTACATGCTTATCAGGGTAGTCCTGAGAAAATCCATTGTATCCACGGTAATCTGCAATCCAATACGGTACATAGTCAGCAAGCAAGTTAGGCCGAATGGAGTTTGTCATGTAATCTGTGCATTTCAAAGTAGAGGTATAAATCCCTGCTCTATGTCCTGCCTCATTGCAAGCGACAATAAAAGCTGAACAAAGGGCTGTGGTGTCTACCCCTTCTGCAAAACATTCATCGGCTTCACAATCGTACCAAATGCCCATAGGTGGCACATCATCACCAAGGAGTTCCAAGACCGTCTGCGCTTCTTCCCTTGCTCTTTCTGGTGTCTGAGCATGAGAGAAACAATAAACACCCCAAGGGATACCCCTAGACTTACATTCTTCTGCGTGTCTAACCCAAGTATCCTCTTCGGAACACCCTTCGGAAATTTTGATGATGACACCTTGAACCTCTGCGGCCTCTACAGCATTATAATCAATATTGCGCTGATAATAGGAAACGTCAATTACTTTACTGGTCATCTAATTTGTCCACCTTCTTCTCTTTTGCAATCTGAGCGAGCGCACCCCTGATAAAGCTAGGGATGTAATGCCCATAACCAACACGATCAATATTTTCAACAATACTAAGGGCCTCTACCACTGCAAAGGCTCCAATGAATAACGTCCGTACCATGTGAGTGTTCATTGCTGAATCAAGCAAAACACCTAGACCAATGATAAGGAACATTGCGGCCTTCTTGTATAAGCCATGTGTCGCAATCGAACTTGCAAAGGCATGGAGTTTGAAGGAAGCCCAAAGGCCTGTGAGAATATCACAAGCCACAAGGACAACCAAAGCATTAATCTGCTCATCCACACCGCCCACAAGCTGATTGAAACATAACCAAGCAATAGAAAAAAGACAGCCAATCTTTACTTCTGTGGCTGTCCATAAGTTCCATAGTGTGTTAATCATCTTATGTAGTGTACCTCGTTTCATTTTTCATCTTCCTTTTGTTCCTTTAAGATGGCATGGGAGATGCGAGCGTCAAGAATTTCAATATAAGCATCCATCACATCTGATTGCCATCGCAATAAATATCGTTCTGTATCATCTATAATCTTAGAGTTATAACTTCTAAATCCCATTAACTTACACATTTTCTCTGCTAAAGCACGACGTTCATCTTGCATACGATAAATATAATCTTTCACCTTCTACACTCCCTTTCGCCTTAAAATATCTGATAGTAACTTAGCTACTTTATGTTTATTTACATACCCATGCAATAGCTTATACAGCGCACCCTTTCTCTTTTGCTTCTTTAGCTCCTTTTCCCTTAACGTAAATGGACATTCATTATATGCTCTATATACCGAGCATTGAAAACAGTCCTTTTGCATACTACAATATTCTTCTATTTCTTTCTTAGATATGATATTTCGTTTCATTATTCAGACACTTTCTTCCCTACACAATTACCATTGTTATCAATCATCCAACCCATACCATCAAGCACCTTATCAATATCCTCTTTGTATTTTGGAAATCTTGTGATAACTGCGTTGTACTTTAGTTTCTGCAAAATAATCTGATATGCCAAGTATTTAGCCATTCGTAGCCACTCCTTCCATTAAGGTATTCACGGCATCCTCAAGAACTGCAATGCGTTCGTCGACTGTTGGGGTTTCTTTTGTTTCTAGTTTTACATCGGTAATGACGTAGCTATCTTCCTTTTCAGCAATCATGCAGTTATTCTCATTGCACCACAAGGCCATCCTTGTGTATAAGGTACTATCAAAAGGTGTTTTAGGCATACTATAGCCTATTTTAAAAGCATTTTCCATGTTATACCCCCTTACCTATCGCCAGTAAATAACAATCATTACTACCTACATTTGTAAAAGATGTTTTTGAATTATTTTGAAACTGAGGTGCATTACTCCCTGTTAGATACTGTACAAATACACGAGGAATATCTGAAAAAGGTTTAGGATATGTATAAGTCGCACCTGCTTTAAGCCAGGTATAGAACATTTGTAAACCATCAAAGCGTGTAAAGCCACCATCAGTCCTTTGTATTGAATAATATGGATAAAATAAAGTTTTAATTTCTTTCCCATATATGTTTACAGAAACTTCACCCCTTGAATTATCATAATATAATGAAATTCCCTCGGCAGGATTATTATTTCTATCCACCATTGATAGCTCAACATACTTATCATTATCTTGTTTTACACCACTACGCAGAAAGAAAAAGCGGTTATTATTCTTATCTGAATGTGAGAGTAAATCTGTAAACCTTTCTGAGGACGAAGATGTTGCGAGCATACTTTTCTCTTGTATCGTTATCCCCTGATTAACGCCATTTATCCCTAAAGAACCTGTGAGCACCCCACCAGACAGGGGAAGAAAATTAGAATCTACATAGGCCTGAGGAGTGACCTTCCTTACTTTCCAAACAACTGTCCCATCATTAACCAAAGAATTTTCCACTTTTCCTGAAAAAGATGGGTTAGAAGACTGTGTTGTTCCTGCTGTAACACACTCTAAATATAAATAAGATTTTAAAAGAGGTGTGTATGCAATATCACCCACTGAATACCTTGTTCCTCTTTTCAAGATATTAAACATATAAAAATTAATGTTATTTACACTCTCTTCTGCTTGTAAGGCCCACGAACGACTACTTTGTGTCTTACCTGTTTTACTTTTGGTGTCCTCTGCATTATCAGGAGAAGACACTGACATTGCCCAATTTTTAGCGGATATATTGGATGTATTCGCTTTTGAGGCATAAGTTGCCGCATTACTTTCAGATGATTTAGCCGCTGTCTGAGAAGACTTTGCGGCGGACGCTTGTTTCGTCGCTTCATTTACTAGCTCAGTATTCTTTTTTACAAAGCCACCCTGTACATTTTCCATGTAATGCTTCGTTACGACATTTTGAGGGTCTTTTGGGTCACCTACGTTAATGATACGATGACCTAAAGCATTAAAGTTGACCCCATCAGGATACTTAGACAAAGAGTTTAGTATAGGGTAGTCCTGAGCTTCTTCAATCAGGTGTAACTGCTGTAAGTTTTCCAGTGTCATCTGAGAAGCCTTAATAAAAGCACCATCTGCCCACTCAACAATTCTATCTGAAGAAGTCTCACGATATACCCTGATAGCTACCCCAACAGCAGGGGTATCCTTCAGGACGACGCTTCTATCATCCACAGTATAGTCGGAAGGATAGGTGAGGGATTGCCCCTCATTACCTATTTGAACCTTCACGAACTGCTTATTGATATAGTCGAACCCGAAGTAAAATTTATTTGTAGTGCCATCCCCAACAAAGGAGACACTCGCTTTCAAGTTTTGACTATTCACCATTTACCTCCATTCATATTTAAATACTTTCGTTGTTCCTGCTTCTTACTTTTACTACGAGACTTCTGTGTCTCCTTCTGTTTCTTCTGTGCCTCCTCTACATCATTTGTCCCTGTCACTACCTTCTGAAGCATTTGAATCGGATTGCGAGAAGGTTTTGTCTCAGGGCGTTTCGAGAAGCTGTCCTGACTGATTTGTCCCTTGTGCATATCAAGCAAGCCAGACAAAACAGCTTGAGTTCCTACAAACTTATCCAGAGGGAACATATTCGCAATCGTCTTGCTGTCATCCTGATATACTCGATTGTCCACTACAAGGTCATTTAAGGCACTCCATGCGCTACCAACACCATCTTTCACGGTATTCAGAGCGGCCACAGCAGGAAGCTGATCTATGTAACTACCAAGCCCCTGTGAAGAACCACCTTGTCGATTTACGGTAGTACGTACCGTAGGCGCACCAGACACAGCTTCGTACAGGTCATTCCCAAAGGATAACCCAGCCAACAGTGAAGACCTAGTGATACCAGCACGAGCAAAGTTGTCAGGGGTCAGTGTGTCGTCAAGGAACTTCTTCCGTTCAGCCTCATCTTTGTATTTCCAATTTGCATACACCTGAGTACGCAAGGCCCAAATGCCAGCCCCCGCAACAGCCGAACTCAACAGCTGTGTCATTGCTTCTTTGTCTGGTCGTTCCAAGGCTCTCGCAAGATGACTGTTAATAGCCATACGAGAGAAGTTCTTGAACTGAAGGAGCATCGGGAACAGTCCCGTCTTCGTGAAGTAGTTAGCATTAGACAAGTTAGGCTGAATAATACCTCGCTGAACTGCCTGTGCTGTAAAGGCCCTCATGGAGATATAAGAGGTGTAGTCTTCCTCCTGCATCTTCTGAATGGCCTTGAATACGGCATTAGGGTCATTATGGTCAAGGTTTCCAAAGTATTTGTTAATGGTATCCTTGAACTTCCCTGTATCTCTTACCCCAACATTCTTAAAGGCATTGTCGTTGAACAGGTGTCCTCTACGTCCCAATACAGCCCAGTCAATAAGGTCAGACATAACATCCGCCTCACCCATACTAACTGCTCTCTCTGTCCATGCACTCAGCTGGTTTAGCATAGAAGTAATGTCAGAAGCATAATCAACGGCATTATTCAGTTTCCCCATGACCTTTGCACGGAGTCCAATACGATCATACTTCGGAGTAGACAAATCCATAGGATTCAAGAAGTTATACTGTGAGTAGTCAGCGGCAATCCTTAGTTTCTTCAGTTCATCATGAGACAACGTAGTAGTACGCATCCCATGGAGAACTTTGTCTAACCCAGGAATCATGTTGCCTATGGCTCTCATCCCAGTAACCGACATCATCCCAAAGTTTTCGCCTATCTGATTCAGGCCCATGTTGGAACCATTCATTGCATAGGACATCTTAGTTAGCAAGCGAACGACACCATTCATAGGGTCTTGAGAGCGCTTCGTACCATAACGATACCCAGTAAGCTGTGAAACAACATAGTCGAACTCTTCCAGTGAATCAGACACAGTGCTATGTTTAATCAATCTGCGTGTCTCGTTAGCCTTACGGAGTTCTCGTTCTATTTTGTCTCTGTAGCCATCAAAGAACGCCCCCATATCCTTGACACCAAGGGAAGCCATGGTAGCCTTAGCCGAACTACGATTTGCCACTTGCTCCATTGTGGAGAAGACATCGTAGTCTCTCAAACACTCATCAAAGGAGAAGTATTCCCCGTTAGGCATTGTTTTGTCAGACAGTGCAGAAGTGTCCATAGGGAACCGTCTTTGATACTGCTCTAGCTTGTCCATGTGGTTCAGGTCACGCATAGTAACCTTTGCATTAGACAAATTACGGTCAATGATACCAAAGGCCCAATTACGAGCTTCTCTGTCTACGTACTCACTGAGTTCCATGTCAGGCTCTTCAATAATACGCATACGTTCCAGGGCATCTCTATCAGCGTTCTTGCTGGCATAGTTAGCAAGCCAATCAATGGCATCCTGTTCAGAGTCAAAGTTCGTAAGGAACTCAGCTACTTTGTCTACATCAGCTCTGCGATAGAAGCCAGTGTCAGGAATATCCTTTGTCAAAGCTCCCGTTCTACGCAAGAACTCCTGCTCCAGCTTACGGAAATTCTCAGCTTGTCTAACAGCTTCCTGAATCTCCTTCGGGAACCCCTCAATGCTTCTACCATACTTCACTTTCTGGTCATAAGCCTGAAGGAACTCCCTGCCAAACTGTCGACGTACTTTAGAAGGCATACCTGCATGTTGAGCAAAGTAGTCTCTGTAGCACTGCCTCATGTTTCCAATGTATTCTTTAAGCTGTCTCTGCATAACACTCTTTCGAGTTGAGAAGTCTAAGGATAACCCTTGCGCATGACGCTCTGCATTTTGTCTAGGGTCGCCCAGCATCTTACGGCCAAAGTCTCTCAGATGATTAGACACGGAGTTGGTGAAGTGTCCGTAAGTGTCACCAAGGTACTTAGAGTCTTCCATCTTACGTCCAATGTACCGCATGACACGGCTCTTGAATCCTCGTTGATTTTCGTCTTCTACTTCTCTCAGTGTCTTTGAACCCATCTCAACATCATTAGTGAAGGCTTCCTGTTCAGCTGTAGACACGGTAGGCTGTGTGTCTTTCTTGGGAGGTGTATGACGTTCTGAGACAACACGCTCTTCTGTACGAGGCATGGACATAGGAACACTTACAGGATCATATATTTCAGGATGTACAATGGCGTCATATACAGGGCTATTCTCCCTGACAACTGTGCCATTGATAATAAGGGCATCTTCATTTTTCGTATACCCTACACCAGACTCACGATACAAGATTTGTTTCAGTCCAACTCGTAAGTCATCAATAGGAACGTCTTCACCCTTTGTCTTCTTAATCCAATCCTGCAAGGCACTGGCCTTCTTATCATCCTGCAAGGCTTCTTCTGCCAGTTTCACACGGTTCACACCTGCTTCAGGGTTTGCTCCCTTGCTAGTGAGGTAAGTGTTCCATGTGCTATCAGACATTGGAGTCTTTCGATACTTTTCAATGGCCTTGCGTACCTTAGCACCTAAAGAAGGAATACTCCCTGCTGTTTGCAAGAGGTCGGTGACTGTAGCGTCTCCAGATAACCCTGCATCTCTCAGAAGCTTCGAGGCTTTCTTCCCTACTACTTTCTCTACATCTTCTTCAGGAAGCAGTTTACCAAGGGATTTACCTAATGCCTTACTTTCCTTTTTAGACAAAGTAGGAGTTCCACCTAAGAAGTCATCGAGCTGTTTCTCTATGGAAGCCTCATTAGTATTCAAGAGACTGTGTGTCTGCATCACTCTTTTGTCTGCAATATCCAAAGCACCCTGCACGGCCTGATCCTGCATCCTTTCGGATTGATAAAGGAACCGTTGCATGTGTTCACCATTCATAGGAACCTTCAGTTCCCTCATGGTGCGGAGGAAGCGGACACCAGCCCCACCTGCTGTACCTAAGACACCTGCCACTGCGTAGTTGGCCTCATGGATTCCGTAGCGTTCTGCCAGTCCACTGTCGGCCATATTCAAAGCCCCTTGTACAGCGGCGGACTCAGCAATCTTCATGATACGTTTAGAACCTAAAGACACCAGAGCTTTAGACCCCAGTCGTGCGCCTACCTTTACTAAAAAGGCTTCTTCACCGACAAAGGGGATGAGGTTCAGAGGGTCTAATAGCATCCCCAAAGCTCCACCGATAACCGAATGTAAGCCAAAGGAAGTATGCTCTGCTCTCTTCTCTCGCTCTATGTCTTCTTTCTTCATCTTCAGAAGTGCCTTGAACTGCTCAGGGTTTTCAGCATTTAACAGTACGGAGTCCTTTGCTACCTTGTTGTCCCCTAAGACCTCGTCGAGTAGCTTTATGTCTTCGTCAGACGCCTTCCATGTGCTGTAGTAGGGGTTAGCGTTCATCTTAGCCAGCCCTACACGCATAGTCGCAATGGTTCCGTTTTCGTACCACATGTTCTTGAACGAGTCTTCCAATTTATCCCAGAAAGGTCTATTGTTCATTCTAGCTATTTCCAGAGGACTTTCGTCAAGGATAACATTGAACGCTGGGTTTCCTGTGGTATGCACCCCACTATTTGCTACAGCATTAGCCATACCACCAAAGGTAGGAACTGCCTGACCCATGCTCTCAGCAATTTCTCTTGCATAGGAAGCCTGAGAAGGATACTCGTCCCCATTGCACCATTCAGCATTTTCCGGTATATGCCCTGTTCTCATGGCTTCATCAGCGGCCCCCATACCTCCGTAGTGTTCCAAAGCCATCAACTGAATGTTACCCCCATAGCGATCATACATCTCAGAGGTCTTTTCATACATGACGGCATCCTGAACCTCAGCAGGAGCGTTCATCGGAGCCACCCCCACATACTCAGGAGCTACCTTTTCAGCATAGGCATCCCAAGTCCCCTGCATGAACTGGTATGCACCTGAAGCACCTGAACCACTTGAGTTAGGTAGTGTGTAGTCCATGCCAGACTCTTTATTGCCTATGTTATACATAAACTGTGCTATTGTCTCTTTTTTGCCTATTTAAGACACCTCCTTTCTATCCGAATAAACTGGAAATATAACTACCGACATCACTTTGCCAAGAGGAATCCCCTGGGTCTACGTACTGTGACGTTTCTGTATACTGATATGTTGATGTGTCGTCATCTTGACTGCTAGTTTCTTCTTCAGGTGCATCGTATGTCTGATTACCAGACTGCTCTAAGTTTGCTTTCGCTTCAGACACAATGTCGTTGAGTGCTACTTGCTGGTATCCACGAGAAGACAAGAATGTAATCATGGAACTACCGTTTGCATTACCTGCTACAAAACTGACTTGTACATCATCTGGGTTCACTGTACCACCACAGTAATCTTTAAGACGGGTAGCCAGTACCCAATAGAAGGCAGAACGAGATGTGTCTTCATCCGTCCCCCCAATGTTTACTAAATTGACAGCACTCTTAGGAATCGGAGCGCCATTGTATACATAGTATTCACTAGCAATCTTATACTTCGCATTATCGCAAGCATCATTGGCAGACATACCCATAGCCCGAAAGACACGAGCATGACTTCTGAACAGTTCCCGTAAGTCACCTGAGTTAGGACTTGCATAGGAGAAGCCTTCGTAAGTATCCCCACCAGCCAAGGGAGGTAAGGAAGAACCAGACAAAGTGTCTTCTATGTAAGGAGCCAAATCAGCATCTACCTGCTTCAGCTGTTCAGAATTACCTAAGATATTGCGAACCCCCATGAATTTGTCTACACCCTCATTGGCAATACAAGCAATAGACGCCTTTAAGGTGTCTTCAGACAAAAGGGAGTTGCAAAGTTCAGGGGAGCGCTTGTATAAGTCAACTACACGCTGAAGCATAGGAGACATCTCCCCATTGACAGTTAAGCTGTTTATCCCTGCTGTAGCATTGAGATTAGTCGAGCGAGCAAAAGCATTGTGGAAGGCAGGATGGTAAGCAAGACGCATAAGTTTTGCCATGTCATTTGGGTTATCAAAATTCAACGTTCCTATTGCCTCATCTACTGCCAATAACATTTGTGTCTCATTGAAACCCAAAGCCTTATACTGTTCAGATGAGGTGGCAATCCCGTTGCCCATAGCATCCTGTGTTTGTCCATTCATGACAGCTTCAATCTGAGCCTTCATATTCATATTACCAACCTGAGCTTTTGTCGCACTTGCGGCGGCGGCCCTTGCAATATTCCTCTGCGCTCTTTGTTCAGCCTCAATAGCAGACAAACGGCCAGACACAAATTCAGCGGCGATCTGTTTGTCTTCAGGATTCTCAAGTCCATCTACAATAGCGAATAGAGACTTTTCGTCTTTCGCCTTTGACATCTTATCATAGACATCTCGTGTCCTCTGCATCCAGTGTGTCCTATTGGATTCATTGGCAACATCTTTAAACTGTTCTACGTTGATGTAGTCACTGACCTTCGTTGCTCCACCATACAGCGGTGTCTCCCCAATTTTCTGAATCAGTGAGTAGTCCCCTGTGTTCATAGCTACCGTCTTCAGCATATTCTGGAGAATCTGATAGTTCTTTGTCGGGTCACGTTCCTGTGTCGTGGTAAGCATGTTTCCTAACTGATTTGCAAAGTTCTCTCTATCCTCATCTGTCCAGTTCCAGCGATTGCGTGTGTTCTCTGAGACAAAAGAGGCGATAGATTCTGAACGGTTGATAGACATTTCTTCTGTCTTCTCTGCAATGAACTTACTAGCTACTTTACCCGTATTCACAACACGGGATTCATACAAGCCATTGTTCAGAGCATACTTATTGTTTACCGTGATATTGTCCAGATATTTCTGAACGTTCTCATTGAAGAAGTCATCGTAGTTCTGAATTTCCTTCCCTAAATTTTCGGGAAGCTTCATCTGAGACACATAGGCCTCGTACTTCTTGTGGACTTCTGCCGAGATTTCTTGCCCTCTCAACTGGTCTACCATGGCAAGGGCATAAGGGTTATCTTGCAAATCCCCAATACCTGCCTGTTGAAGCATGGCAATACTATTCATCGTAAGCCGAGTATCATGATCGTTCTGACCATAGAGAATAGGGACAACTTTGTCTGCAATCTCTCTTTGTCTCTTATCGTAGTCTACTCGATACTGCTCTACTGCCGCACTGAGGACACCGAGGGAACGAGCTAAGGCCGCCCCCTGTGTCGTCTCAGAAGCCCTGACGTTCTCCCCAAAATGAGGGAGGATAAGCTGACGTTGATAAGTTTGCGGGGGCTGTTGTGTGAACTGCCTAGCCGTCCCTATCGCATTACTGGTTTGTGTTGTAGGCATTTACCGCCCTCCTTTCGGGTACGTCCATGTCATATGGGAATGTATTTGTATACGTAGGAAGATTAAAGTGATACTGGTAGTTATTCCGATATGCATAGGGATTTGTGTCGTATCTATTCTGCGCTCTCCACCATGTGTCTAATTCCATACCCTGTGATTGGGCAGAATTTAGAGCGTTCTGATAGGAGTTATAGACATTCAGTGTATCCCCTGCAATATTTCCCAGCAAAGACAAATAACTGGGCATCTGTGGGGCCTGAGCCTTAATGTTCGCAATCTCATCCATAGCCGAACGTTTAGCCATCTCTTTGTTGAGACTGATTTCGTCTGACTGTCGTTCATAAATATCTTTGATACCTGACAGAGTTCTCAAGGTATCTGCATGAGCCGCTCTCTGTAAAGCTCTACCAGTACGGGAATCACCTCCCGTTTCTTCACTGATAGCCGCGCGTACAGAAGATTCCAGACCGAGAGCGTTTGTCTGTACCTTCATGAGGCTATTCACAGCGGCGTCAAAGGCATCCACACGTTGTAGCTCATAGTTCTGAAAGGTATAGGCTAAGTTCTTCCCTACAGCGTTCGCCTGTTGAGACAAAGCTCTTGCCTGTGCCTTAGCGTTTTCTCTTTGGTCTTTCCAAGACATATAGTCACCAACGAGATTAAGTCCTAACTGTGTCGCACCCATCGCTGTTGAAGCAAATCCCATAGAATCACCTCCTATTAAACATTCTTAAATCGAGCTGTATAATTAGCTTCGTACCCACCACCAATGATAGACAAAGGTAGTGGAGTATCATTGATTACTTTTATGGTAGTCTCCGTGTTCCTTCTACGCACAGGAACTTTGAATGTACCTGTCTCAAAGTTAATCGTAGACAGTTTGTAGATAGAAGCTCTCTTATTTGTCAGTACATACTTGTACTTGTCGTTCACGATGACTCGCATATACCCCGACTCTGCATAATCAAAGAATACAGTACGGAGCATCAAGCGATAGTCAGGGGAAGACACTGTAGAGCCTTGCTGGTCTTTCTGCTTCAGGTAGATAGTAGACAAAGTCATTTCAAAGGTGTAGGGAATACCTATGATAACCTTGTGTCCCAAGGCCACACTATCTCTCTTCAATAGTTTTAGTGTCGTTGTGTCTGACTCATATAACAGGCCGTCTTCTGTAATACACTGCACACTACCGTTCAGGCCCTTGAAGACCTTATCAACATTGAGGTACAAATAACCATCCTCTTTGTCTTCACAGTTGTCTGTAGTCAGCGTCACTTCTGTCTTTCTATCTAACATAACACGGAACTTCTCAGTTTTCCTATAGTCCTCTGTGTTGTAGCTCATCGTAATGGATTCCAAATATACTTCGTTATTCTCATACTTTACTGCCATGTACAGTGAAGAGCCAATGAAGTCAGCACCGAGGATTTCCCCTGAAAATGTCCATTTTGACCAAGCGCTCTGCACCCTGTTCCCATTCAGATAAAGATACTTATAGACATACAGAGTATTAGGTTCTGCTGTAGTCATGACGAATAACAGGTTGTCATTAGAACTTCCTGTCAGCTTATACACATCATTGGGAATATAGTAAGGAACGTGAGCTGTCACATCTTCAGCATCCTTTGTGTCTGTGTAATACTGTGCCACTCGATACTCGTTGACAGAAGCAAAGTCGGCTCTCTTAGAGACAAAGTAGACAGAGTTACCTGCACCAACAGGAATTACGTCGGTGTCTGAAGTGAACTCAGTAATACTGTCTAATCGAGCGTTCTTAGGAGACAAAGTACCATCTGAAGCTAGAGCAAACTGTGTCTGACCTGAGAAAATGTACAGTGATCCTGAGAAGGGAATAGCATTGTACAAAATGGAAACCTTGTTGTTTGGAGCATTGGTGTCTATCGTATCATCATCCTGAACATCTACTACACTCTGCATCCAGAAGTTAAACAAGTCAGAGGAAGAAGATAGAATGATATTCTCACCAGACAAAAAGCCTAAGCGATTACGATAGAAGAACAAGTCGTTAATGGTATTGTTGATGAATGAAGGTACTTCGTTAGAGGTTTCATCCCCTGTCCTACGAGGTTCCCAATCGAGAGCCTTAAAGACAAAAGTACCATCTGATTGTCTTATCAACGCATGAGGCATCGTCGTATTGTTTATGGTGTTATCTATCCCCGTCTTCACGGTTTCCTTCCAGATACGCTCAGAAGCGGAGTATTTGACATAGTAGTTGTCATCTGCATTGGACTCCCCCCGAATCAACACGGTATAACCATCTGGGGCTGAAGCGGGTAAGTTAGTGAACTTATTGGTATATGAAGTAATACCCACCAAAGCAAGGTTATTAAAGGAGTCGGCTGTGCCTATACTTGAAATGTTCCCACGAACTCTCAACCAAGAACTACCTGTGTCTACTGTCCAACCCTTACTGCGAATCTGGGAAGCCAACTGGTCACGAATGTAGTCCGTTGCGATATTCTTTACGTGGTCTACATTGGAGCCATTAGGAGTTTCATAAGACGCTACTTCCTGTCCATTTATCCACACTTTGTAAGTTCTACCATACTGCCCTTGCTTTACATTGATGAGACACCCCTGAGAGGCCATCGTATCTTCTGTTCGCTTACCAGACATTCTGACCTTCATGCCCTTATTTAAGACAAACGTGTAATCAGCTACCGTGATGACTTTCAACTGTGAGTAGGGCTTCGTGAGGTTACTGATATAACCTGCATCCTGCACCTCTACTTTCATCTCTGTGCCATCCAGTGTAAAGACACGAATTTTACCAGAAGAGATGAGAACAATATATCGTTCCTGCTCATCTCGATTAATCAAGTGAGCATAATAAGGTACAGCCTCAGCATTGAATAGTTTTCCATGATTTACTGTAGGGGGACGCTTCTGCAATCCACCTGCTTCTGTACTGTAACCATTAACCTGTGTCTCCAACTGCTCTGCATGACGAATACGAGGTGACTGCTGAGACACACCTTCTATGAAGTTGTCTATTCGCTGTGTTACGTTACTCATCGTGTTCCCACCTCAGTTACAGACGTATTATTGAAGACATTCGGTTTCTGTGTGTCTAATTCGTAAGTCATAACATCTGCGTATGCCTTAGCCAGCTCAGTATTCAAAGACTGTTCCAACTCTGCATCTCCGAGAAAACGGACAGCAAAAGCAAGGGAAGCCTTTACCGTAATGTACTTACGGAAAACCATAGGAAGCTCTTCAAAAGGAAGCTCTTGCACCACATTAGTAAGTACCAAGTTTTCTGTGAATACATCCGTATAGTCAGACACATTGAAGAAGAAACCTCCTCGATTTCTATATGTGTTCGGAACTCTCAACAGTGAGCTATCCCACTTGATTCTGTGTGTATTTGCATCGGGAACCAGCGTAATCGTAGGGATTGTATTGAAGTCCCAACCTTCCTGCTGAATTTCCTGACTAACAGCTTTCAGCATTTTGTCTGCTACAGAAGCGTCAATGTTCTGGTCTATCTCCTCCAAGGTGACGACACTGTCAGACCCGATAGAAGTTAGGATTTCGTTCACAGCATCCAGTTCCGTCAAAGGTGTAATAATCATTGTGTGCCTCCATATAAGAAAAAAGAGGGAGTCCATAAGAAGAACCCCCTCGACAAAACAACTATCAGCCCTTAGCAGAAATACAACCAATGGCCGTAGCTTCAGGACGGAGGCCACCGTGACCCATGGAATACTTAGCTACCAGCTGGGTTGCCTGATATTCGATACGACGACCAGTTTCTACTGCGAGGTCTTTCAGCTTGACCGTACCAACAGCCGTATGATGAGCGGCAACAAAGACACATTTGTCTTTATAGGTAGACGGGAAGTCATGAGCTGTACCAGAACGCAATACGTGAGTACCATCTGCGCCACCATCCGTAAGATGAGGAACTTCGATGATATTAAAACCAGCAATCTTAGTAACGTTACCGTCAACCAAAGTACCGACAGCACCAAAGTCACGGTTGATAGCGTTCCAAGAAGCTACCAAAGCGGCCACACCGTCAGGCTTCATGTAGACATAACGTTCCGTAGCAGGGACATACTGGTTAGAGAATTTAGCCTTCAGTTCCAGAAGCATCTGAACAATCATCTTGCCTTCCGCTTCGGTGACACCCATATCCGTAGCATCAATCTGTTTGTCTAAGATGACACCTTTGCCGAGGCCTGTAATATTTTCTTTCTGCTCAACAGCCAACTTAGCAATTTCTGCCAGAATAGCGCCATCGGCAGACACGGCCAAGGCTTCACCCATCTGCTTGGAGTATTCGTTACGAACATCAAAATGAGACATAGCTTCATAGATGTCTGTGATCATCTGGTCAGAAGTCAGCAAGCCGTCAATGCCAATAATCTTTTCGTTGTGCGGGATAGCTTCACGAATTTCATCCAAGGACTGACCAGCACCCAAGTAAGCGGCTTTTGCCCGACCCATTACAGGGAAGGAAGCGGACTTACCAGAAGAAATGGTGCGCATCAAGTGATTGTTGATTGCCAAGGAAGACCGTTCAAATGCGGAAATAACTTCACCAGAAAATACTTTAAGAAAACCTGCTAATGCGTCCGTCTGGCCCTGATTAAGACCCGGCTGAGAAATATTTGTCAATGCCATAATTTATCAATCTCCTTTAAAATAATTTAGAATTAATAACTTTCTGTTCGATTTCACGGGTATACGCCTTGTCTTTCCCATAGCGAGGGTCAGCCATGGCCGTTACCATTTCTTGCTTAGAATTAAACCCTGCGTTAGTAGACACAGCACCACTACCACCAACAATAGTTGGATTGCTAGACCCCATGGTCTGTACCATGTCTGCCCGAATACCTCTGAGCATCGTCTGAATCGCCATCACGTTACCACTGTTCATGGTGTCGTTCCACATCTTTTTATATTCTGCGTTCTGCTGAGAAGCAAAGGTCTGCAATTTAGTAAACTCTTCCTGACCACCTGCGCTTTCTACAACATGTCGAGCAAGACGATCATATTCAGCTTCCATGCCACGAATATATGCATCGACAACAGACTTCGGGTATCCTGCCTTTTCAAGGTTCTGTAACTGTTCTGCTGTGAGTTCACCTTTTTCAGTATAGGTTTTCTCAAGGTCAGCCCAATCAACACCTTTAGATTCTAAGTCATTCTTCAGGTCTTCATTCGCCTGTGTCTGTGCATCTACTCGTTTCTGCACATTGTCGTCTACATCCTGCCCCGTGGGTTCTGGGGACTGCTCTTCAGGAGCTTCTACAGTTGTGGTAGTTGTTGTGTCTTCAGGGACTACTTCAACTTCCATCCCTGTGTTCTCAGTAACCTGTACATTTTCCTGCTGTACTTGTTCCTGAACATTTTCCTGTTCCATTCATTAACCTCCTTGTTGTTCTGGCTGAGACATAGCTTGCATTGCCATTTCCTGTCCCATTGCCATTTGTTGCTCTTCTTCAATCTGTTGCTGTGTCTTCACAAGACCTTCTGTTTCGACACCTGCCCCCGTAAACATATTCAGGAGCATGACATTCCAATTAATCATAGCCTGAGCATTAGGAATCTGAGACACCAAGTTAAGCACTGTTGCATACTTCTCTAAATCATGTCCTCGTCCCAAGGCATCCAAACCAGTTGTGATTGTTGGTTCCACCGTACCTTCTGGTAAGTTCGGAACCTCGCCTGTGCTCTGAAGCTGGTTCATGATTCTACGTACAAGAGGTAACTGTAATTCCTGAGACAAAATGGAGTATACTCCACCTAATGTGTCTTCCAGTTCACCAGCTACCGTCCGTACTTCTTCTGCGGTTACTCGTTCAGCGTTACGCTGTACTACAGAAGACAAAAGAAATGCATAAGACAAACGAGCTTCAATGGCATCTGCTGTCTGTTTAGCTGTGTTGAAGTCATAGTATTTCTCAAGCTGTAATACGCCTATGTCTTCGATACGCCCTGGGATAAAATCACCACTAGTAGCGTTCTCCAACTTCTTTGCCCTCGTTACCCCATTAGGATTGACAAGGAAGTAGATATTAGCCGCAATCGTAGATAACTTGAAAATAGCTTTAGACAAGTTCTCAAGAGAGTTCAAGTCACCGAGATACTCTTCAACAAAGGAACGTCCGTAAGACTCCCCGTCCATCTTAACCATGCGAATAGGCAGGTAGGGAGTTTTCAGTACAGGATAACTCTGCTGACTCCCCTGAATCGGTGTGTCTTCTACTTCCTGATACGCCAAGAACTGATCGCCACTACGGCAGACATGCGTGTATACCTCGATAAGGTCTTCTGGTTTCTTGTCGGTCTTAATTAAATTCTGAACCGTAATATCCAGTGTCGAATAGGCCACTTTGTCTAACGTAACAATCTGAATGACATTACCAAGGCCGTCTCGCTGAATGACATAGTTGTACAGGCGATACATCTTAATACCACCTTCAGCAGGTGGAAGGAATAACAGAGCATTGCCAGCAACAATACACTGCTTCAAGGCCTCTAACACAGTAACTCGAATCTGGTTAGACTCAATGTACTTCATGATTCTATTCTCAATCTGCATGAGAGCCTGCTCTACCTGAGCTTTTGTGTCTTCTTGTCCCTGTGCCATGTATTCCGACAAAACCTCGTCCGACATACCTAAACGGAAAAACGGACTGTTCGGAGGCATCAAGGCAAGTATGAGTTTAGAAGCCAGATTGTTAATACCCCGTGCGCCTACAGACTGATATGGCGTGTCATAATTCTTACTCTTATCATCATTTTCCTCTGGGAATAAGGAAGGAATCGTTACCTTCGCACAATCTACAGCACGCTGAATATAGGGCTGTCTGTCGTTCTTCAGTCTGTTATATGTCTTCTTTGCTCCCTGTTCCTGTAGCTCTTGAATCGTAATATCCATTTAGATATTCAGTCCAGAGTAACCAGAGCTATTGGAAGACTGGCTGTCGTTGTTGATGAGCAAACGGGACTTCCCTTTCTTTTTCTTCTTTGTGTCTTGTGTCGTATTCTCTGTACCCAATACAGGAGCTTCAGGAGCCGCCGCCGCTGTACTGGGAACCACCTGTGCCGCTGATACATCGGGAGCAGACACGTTGACAGTCTGGGAGCCACCAACACCAAGGACTTTACCAACAGCCTTAAATGGGGCAGACACAACTCTTTTGATTGCTCTACCAATACCACCACTCAAATTAATCACCAACCCTTTCTAATAAATTAATTACTGCATAGACACCTCTCATATAGGCAGGTAATTTGTCTGCTCGGATAGAGGTAGTCAAGAAGTAATCTACATCAAAGTATTCCCTCAAACATCCCACGAGTTCAGGGGAGGTCATGAGTTCCAAATCTGCTAATGTGTCTTCTTTATGCATCATCAGCACCTCCCATATAGACAAAAGTAGGATACTCCTTAGAATATCCTACCTTCGTATAACTATTATTTTTACCAAGAAATGCCCCTGCGTAGACAAAAGCACAGTTATTGGCATCTCCCATATCCTTGAGGAACTGAGCCGCAACCCTGCCAAACCCTGCGTATTTAGGATTCATAGACACAACAAAGACTTCCTCAAGTACCCTCAAGTTATCTGCCCACCACGCAAAGTCTGGGTTCAAGACAAAAGCGACTGCACCGACAAACTCACCATCTTCTGTGTAGAAGTAGGCAATGTTCTTTGTCTTATTCAGTTCACTAATGGTCATCCACACGCAATCTTTGTCTCCAAACTTTTCACATAGTGAATTATTATGTCTAAGTTCCCACATCCTCTCAGCGACTTCATAAGCTCTTTCTACAGCTTCCCCATATCGTACTATGAATCGGGTTCCCAAAGCCTGATAGACCCTGTTTTCCAATCGTAGTCCCCCTTTTCATGCAGGATGTAAGCGAGACGAGCGTTCTTCAGAGCTTCCTTAGCATCTCCTTTGTAAGCTCTCAAGACCGTATCCCACGTATAACCGAGTTCTTCCAAGAGCCGTGTGGTCTTTACCTCTCCGAATCCAGAAGCTCCCTTATAGTTATCTGTAGTATCTCCCATGATTGTCTGTTTCAAATGCCAGCGTCGGGCATCTTCCTTTGTCGTATCAAAGTATTCGTTCCGCATAAAATCATAGAACTTTCCTTCGATAGCCCGAAAGTCTTTGTCTCCACTTACGAGTACATAATCGCCTTCCAGCTCTTTTGTCAGAAGGCCACAGCAATCATCCGCCTCCAAATGAGGCTCCATGTAGCAGACAAAGTTTTCACGAATCCATTCACGCATGGGGTTGAAGCAGATAGGTCTTCGCTTGTTCGTTCGATTCCCCTTGTAATCTTCAAACACTTCTGCGTTCCTGAAGTTGACATGATCTTTGTCGGTGAGGCACATAAACCATCGGTACTCTCCCGTATACTTATAGTGGTCAAGGATTTTGTCAGACAGTTCCTTTGCAAAGTTCGAGAAGTACGTAGTGGCTTCCCTCATATCACAGTGAAGTGTCCAGATGTCGTTGCCCCAATGTACAGGCTTCTCACACTCCAGCAAGGAGACAAAGAGGAGCATGTCAGCATCAAAAATCAAATTCATCATTAGCTAAACGAACAACTCCTTTCTGTACACATATCACATTTCATGAAGTCTCTATCGAAAATCTCAGGGCAAGCCTTTGCCAACTGCTTCTGAATTTCCATAGCCAACTGTCGGTGTTCCTGTTGCGCTCTCTTGCACATACGCTTAGGTAGATATTCGTACCATGCACGGAAATTACCAGTGATTACTAAGGTATACTCAGCACCCTTCGGCAACAGGTAAGCGGCATCTTCTTTCTTGACAGCTTCCTGATAGACATAAGCGTAGTCTGCCATGTGTTCCTCCAGCAGTTTGTCAATATATTCGATACCCGTCTTGTGATATGTCTTCAGCTCACAGCCTCTCGAACTCTGTACCGTAAAGGACAGGTGTCGATGTCTAGTAAGTTGGAGTAATACCGACGTAGACACAGTGATTTCAAAAGACGCATAGCAATGTTCGAGGACAGACAAATGACCTGCCTCAATCGCTTTCTGCACAGTCTTTACACCAAGGGGACGCTGGTAACATTCCCCCATGGCACGACGAATTAAAGTTAAAGGGTCAACTGTCATAGACAGCAGTTGTACATTATCCATTTCCTAATTCCTCCTCGACATAAACTTCTTGTGTCTCTTCATCCGTTTCGTATGGAAACCCGAAAGGGTCTTTGTCTACCATCGTTTCAGCTTCTTCGATAGAGTCAGCCTCCACAATGACTGTAGAATCTCTATTGTAGTTGATATGGACACGATATTTATTCATTCAGCTACCACCCCTGCTTCTGGCAAAATTCAATAATCATATTGGCCCGTTTCAGCATTTCTTCAGTATTGTCTTCTGCTTCCTTCTGTGTTTTGAAGACGTTACCCATGGCATACATAACAGAGTCCTGAATGAAATCTTCACTAAGTCCCAGAGTCGTGAAATTAACTAACCCATCTTTTAATATATAGTGGCACGGCTCCATAAAAGCAGGTTTACGAGGTTCAGCCAGCTTTTCCTTCAGGCGACAAAGAGCCAATCCCATACCTAAACGGAAATCCCATTTGTCTTGCGGAGCCTTCTTTGCTTTTGCTTCTACGTCATCCTGCTTCACCTTGATAATGTAGTTTTCTTTGTCTACATAGCACTTCACTTTTTCAGGGTCAAGTCCTAAATATTCTGCAAGAAGGAGTGTCGTGGGAGGCAGTTTTCTGAATCCACCGTCTTTTAAATGGATGTCAGACATATCATAAGCATTTCGTTGTGATTCAGGTTCACGGGAGTTAATATCCCAGAACCATAAAGTTACCCCGTATTCACCTTCCAATTTAACCGAGAAGTCTCTTTTGTCTACCTCCACAATTACTGCACCTTCAGGGAAACGATCAGCCTGTTCTCCTGTAACCACAACTTCCATACCTACTTTTGCATCTTCAAATTTCATATTGTTTCCTCCTGTTCCTAGTGGCAATCTGCCCAATTCTTACCAATCTTACCTTCAGTATCTAATTGACACCTGAAGTTAAAATAGTGCTGTGTGTCTCTCATGGCCTGTTGGGCTTCTCTAACGACAATTTCAGCAATACCTTCAGTACGGCAGGCAATCTGCTGTTCATCGTGTACCCATGCCATGAGCTGAAAATCCTTACCATGATCTAAACCAAGGTTCAGTAAGCGTTCCTCTGTACGTACAATCCAGTATTTACAGACGATAGCCCCTGCCGACTGTAGCAAGAGATTCAGCGCACTGTGGATTGACCGAGTATAAAGTAAGCGGCCATCCAGACCCTTCAAATACCGTGTCTTCCACTCCCTTTGTCTCATTTCCACATTGTATGTAGACAAAAGGTTTTTGACACTCTGTTGGAGCTTTTTAATAGCAGGAGTGGCTTTCAAGAACTTCTTCCGTAGTTCTGCACCATGCTCCGCTGTACCCCCAACAATCTCACCAATCTTTGCATCCCCTGCACCATAAAGAAACCCGTAGATAAATGTCTTTGCCATGTTTCTCTCTGGCAATCCTGCGGCCAGCTGGTTCTTCGTGTGAATATCCCCTTCAACACATTCATGTGCATACTCTCCATTGTCAAAAGGATATAAGTAGTGGGAGAGACACCTAAGTTCCAGCCCACAGGCATCCACGCCAGCCTGAAACCATCCATCGGGAACCGTGAATAACTCACGGCACTCAGCCCCATAGGGAGAGCCTACATGGGGAACCTGTGCAATATTAGGATGAGAGTGTGTCGCCCTACCTGTAATGGCTCCATTGGGATTCACTCGCCCATGTAAGCGGCCGTCAGAAGACACCAGTTTCATCCAGCCATTTTTACCACCCCTGAGCTGTCCTAAGCGTTTAGTCAGTAATAAGTTAGTAGAGAATAGCTCTGCCAACTCCTTGACTTCTTTAGAAGCTTTTGGGTCTTTCTGAATGAGTTTAAATGTCTCTTCGTTCAACTGTACATTACCGTTGTCATTCCACATGTCCTCATTGTCGAACGGGTATCCATAGTGATCTTTCAGAATCCACAGGATTTGCTGGCGGCTGTTGGGGTTAAACTCCTTGTATCTCTGAATGGGAACGCCTTTCTTATATCCCATCTTCGCATTGTCTCTCTTAGGGACAAACACTTTGTCAGGTATCTTAGGGCATTTGTCTGCCAACTTAGACAACACTTTTTCCTGCTCTGTGAGAAGGGTAGACAATAGTTTTTTAGCCTTAGTCATGTCAAAGGTAAAGCCATTCTGCTCCATCTTCTGCATCAACCATTGTGCCTTATGTTCCAAATCAAGGGCCTGTACCGTTGTCTTCTTCTTGCGACATTTGTTATATAATGCTTCGGTGACGACAACGTCTTGCTCATTGTAGTCCAGCATCTCTTCATTGAAGACTGCCCAAACATCATCTGCCTCATAGTCACTCGCATAGGTTCCTTTGAGGACTCCCAGCCGATAACCATAAGCCTTTAATGAATGTGACCCGTAGAGTCGTGAAGGCAAGACACCTGTTCGAGTGAGCTTGTTGTCAATGTAGTTAATCTCAGAGAATACCAGACGAGCATAGACCAACGTGTCTACTACTTTATTTTTCCCTATATGGAACCATGGAAACACCTTAGAGATAGCAGGAATGTCAAATGCGATGATATTATGACCACAAATCGTGTCTCCATTCATCAGCATCCGCACCCCTGCCTCTACTTCGTCAGGTCTAAACCTGTACATTTTATTCTCTTTGGTGTCCTTGATACACATACAGTGAATTTTTGTCATATCCTCCAACAAACCGTCTGTTTCAATGTCGAATATTAACACAAAATCACTCCTATTCTGTGTACTGTTTTAACTCCGCAATCTTTTTAGCGTACTCCTGTTCGAGTTTAGTAAAGGTTTCTGTTGCCTTAACAAGCATCTTATGTGCCGTAATGACACGCTTGTTGTGACAATATGTCTCCACTCGCTTCAGGATTTTCAATAATTTCAATCACTATCACCTGCCTTATTGTAGATACGTAACCCAGCTTCCTTTTGTCTTTCTGTGGAGAAACTAGAAATACGCTTCAGATACCCAATTACTCGTGTCGCATAGTCAATGTCTTTGGAGCCACACTTTGTACAGTGATTTTCCGTATTGACATTGATGAAACCACAGTCATTACATAGTGTCATGAGGACGTTAAATG